AAAGCATCCGGCTACCTTCACGGTAGAATTTTAGGTTTCTTAGACAATTAGTCTATTCTATAGCTACTTGTTTGTTCACTATAAAAGGTTGATCATTATGTCATCTACACTTACTAGCTCAGAGGAATGGGAGGTAGCTCCTTCTCAACAACGTGAGGCATATTTGCCCTGCGCTGAAGAAGTTGATACCACTCAGACCATCCGGGTTAGTAAAGATGTTAGACTTGATAATGATCGGGAAAGCCGAACTCACCCTGGTGAGCCGGCTTGGATGTATCCGACGGCTACTGCTTTGCAGTATTTCGAAGAATACAGAGACGGCCTATACAGAAGAGGGGACGATTTTAATCCTCACGACTGTCTAGGTGTTCCTGGCACTCATAAGTATTGGGTCTTTTACCAAAGGCCCGCAAAAAACTATCAGTTTGTCACGACACCGATCCCACCTTGGAAAACCTCACTGCTTTTGAAAATAAAGGCAGATAAGGTGAACCTCGGCGAAACTTTAGCTGAATATCGTCAGACCGCCAATATGTTTAAAACATTAGGGTTGGCAATGTTGCGTGGGTACAGAGCTCTCCGAAGAGGAGATATCTCTGGACTTTCGCGGCATACCAACCTTGATACTATAGCATCGGGGCGGTTAGTCTATCAGTTTGGGATAAAACCCTTAGTAAATACCTTGTATGACTCCATCCAGGCAATGATGAATGCCCCAAGGAGTCCCCATAAGAAGTACACCGATTACACGGTAGCCGAAACTGAGGCTATTATGTATGGGTATACGACTACCGGTAAACAGGAGGTTAATTCAACCTGTTACGTCGAATTCGACGCCGATTTGATTTCTAGCTTTACGCTTGGAAATCCTGCCGAACTGGCTTGGGAGTTAACGCCCTTCTCGTTTTTGGTAGACTATTTCTTCTCTATTGGTGATTACCTATCCTCCCTCGACGCCTTAGTTGACGTCAAAAGTTGGGTTGGCTGTTATTCAATACAGAAGACTGAAACGTGTTTATGGCATGATCCTGTATCTAATCCCAATGCTTTAATGGGAACAGTTGTAGGAATACGTCCGAGCACGTGGAAGAAAAAGTCTTACCAGAGGTTTGTTATTACTAACTTATCTCCGGAAGGTCCACAATGGAAGCCGTCCCTGTCTTTTGGGCGGATTCTAAACATCATGGCTCTAGCCGTTGTATTACGGCCGGGGCGATAGATCTTGGAAATCTTTTCTTGATCTAGGCAATTTTGCCAAAACTATGCGCCAATCTTGGCGTCTAAATGAGGAGGCTTTCATGCCATCTGCATCTGCAATAACCTTAACTGACTCTACAGCCGGAACTAAAATCTTCAATCCGCTCAGCGTTACTCCATCTTTATCGGTTTTTATTAACCGTGATGCGAATAGTGCTGCAGCTAGTGAGAAGATCCAGCTAGCATTCAAACCAGCTACCACCCAACGTCCTACGGATCATTGTGATCTGCGGGAAGATTTCCCTCTAGAAGCATTAGTCGACGGTAAATATATCGTGACTGATACTGCTATTGCGAAATTAAGTATGGTGATACCATCATCCTTCCAAAAGATAAACCGAAAGGATTTTCTAAGCCAATTTCGTAGCTTAGTCAATTCTGCCGAGTTTACTGCTTTGGTGGAGGAATTGGAGGCGCCTTATTAATTTATTAAAGCGCTTATTGCGAACCCTTTTACTCGATTATTTGAGGAAGAAGGGTTGGCTTAACCCTCGTAAAGAGGCTCCCGATGAGCACGATCCTAGCGAAAGCTAGGCTAGTGCTGTCATTAACTTAAAAGGTGTGCTATATGAGTTCTGTCAAGTTCCATATGCGCTCTGACTTCATGTTGGAGCGCACCCTTTTGCTCGATCTTTGTGTTCTCGTCAACACTCCCCGCAGCCAAGCCGTTTTTATGATGGCTGTTGCAGGTGAGTGGGGTGAGTATTTGGCGCTCGAAGTTAACCCCGATTTATACGATTCATCTAGCGTTTTTGCTGATGATTATCTCGTATCGACGGTGTTAAAAAAGAGTCCAAACTTACCTATTGATGTTGACCGTAAGGCCGTAGCAATCTCTTCCTTTTTCAAATCGGAAGAGCAGTGTAACGTAATTAACCGAAACATTTCCTCTATTCGCTGTGACTCTCGCTTTCAAGCGGTTCGAACAGTAATTGAGGAGATATTAGGGAAGTTAGATGTTAAGGATCTGAACTATGTCTCACGACATTTTCGTTTTGGTCCTGGAGCATCGACGTCACTGAAGGGTTCAGGCTTAGTGAAAAGCGATAAATATGATGGAGCAATCCATTTGACTATCGAATTACTGCCCTATTACAAAGCTATTATGGGTCCTCGCTGGCGTGAAAGCCAGCAAACCTATGACATAGTTTTGGGTAGTGATTTCACAACTGTTCCCAAGTCTGCAAAGACTGACCGTGGTATATGCATCGAACCTTCGTTGAACACTTATGTTCAATTAGGTTCCGGTGCGTTGCTTCGGTCTCGTTTACGCAGGCATGGGGTTGATTTAGATACGCAAGAAGTGAATCGAGTATTTGCTTCCCGAGCTCACGACCTGAAGTTAGCTACCATTGATTTATCGATGGCTAGTGACACTATCAGTAGTGAATTAGTATCTTCCCTTTTATCTTGGGATTGGTTTAATCTTTTATCCATATCTCGAAGCGACTTTACACGGATTGACAGTGAATACGTCAAACTGGAAAAGTTTTCTTCGATGGGTAACGGTTATACCTTCGAGCTCGAGTCGCTGATATTCTTAGCGGTTTGCCGTTCGATTGTACCGAGAGAGGAGTGGCACGCGGTGTCTGTTTTTGGGGATGACTTAATTGTCCCCCAGGAGTATGCATCATCCGTGATTGACTGTCTTGAACTACTTGGTTTTAAGACAAACAAGCAGAAAAGTTTCCTGGCAGGAAGCTTTTTTGAATCGTGTGGGACAGACTGGTTTAAAGGCCAGAACGTCCGACCATTCTTCTGTAAAGGTAGATCTAAAGCGGGTATTCCTTATTCGCTGCAGATCGCTAACATGTTGCGGCTTTATGCCAAACGTGTTTACCTAGACGGATGTGACCCTCGGTTTCGACCGATATGGCAAGGCTTGATAAAAGCTACGCCCAGGTCATGGCGGTTACCTGTCCCTGCATCTCTTGGAGATGTCGGTATGGTGACCACTCGACCAGGTTACATCAAACCCGCAAAAAACGGGTTAGAAGGCTGGTATGTGTATCAAATGTCGATTCGGCCTAAGCAACTTCGAAAGAAGACGTTTGGGAGGCTCTTGTGCGCACTAGCGTGCAGTTCAGAGCCTGGTCAGTCTAGATCTAAGCTGATCAAAACGAGCCGGCGTTATATACTCACACGACGGGTCATCGACGATGTAGATGTCGATGGTATCTTCTCTAATGGCTTTGAGCCACGGAGGGGGTATTTGA